TTGCGATATCAATTTGGTCTTCAATACCAGCGGGTATACCTCTGCTAGACCATTGTAAGTCAGTCATCTCTACAGTAGTGATTGTAGTCCAGTCAATTGGATTATCGTTGTGTTGTATTTCTAATGCAGGATTAAATAGAACTAATATCTGCTCAAGTAATTGCAACTTTTGGTCAGTATTTGATGTCCAAATATCAACTTGCATATTGAGTAGATATGGAACAGGCATCATTCGTTTTACATTATACTTGTTTCCAACTTCACTGGTATATGCTTGAGTATTATCATCAAATTTTCTTTCGTTGATACTTACAGCATCATGAAAAAACGGCTCTTGTAGTCGTTGTCGGTCAGGTATTAAACTTTGTACGTGACATGCAATAAATGGAGCAGAGTTTACTACGTTCTCAGAGTTACCTTTGAGAATTGTTGCTGCCATTCTTGAAACATCGCCGTATCTTGCTGGAACTCGAATGTAATAATCAGTTACGTTATCGTTCATTTTCTTTCCAGTTTTAATTGTGTATCCGCTGAACATTCTTACGAATTGTAAAATATATCTTCGAATTTGATTGTCATAGAAATGATTTTGCATATTAATCTACCTTTGGTCTTACTGCTTTTGACAGATTGACTTTTGATGTAATAGTAGTACCGTCATCTAGTACTACTGAGCCACTATTGTTAATAAATTGATGATGTAATGCATGTCCAACTTCCCAAGCACCATCGTCATCGTTTATTCTGTACCATTTATTCTCTCTGTACTGGAATAATCTTGATGGAGTATAGTCACTTCTCAAGAAATATGTATTATCAGTTGGTGCTGTAGGAAATGTTCTTCCATGTGCCACTGTTGCATAATCTACATCGTCTGGATGATTACTTGGAGTTGCATACATTAAATTGTTTGTTCTATAATCCCAATACTTTCCGGGTACATTGTCTTTTGCTTCTCTGACTACAGCATCAGTTATTTGTAATTCTTTATTGTAAGTAGATAAAATGTTTTTCAAATCACCTGCCTCTTCGCCAGTACCAAGTATATCTGCGTATTCTTGAGTATCTTGTAATTGTTTACAACGAACGCGCCAAATGTGTGGCCACCAACCTGCATCAAATCCACTAGCATCTTTTGATGCTTCTTGGACTACCCAGTATTGATTGACTCCATCTTTTTCAATGCCGTCATTGCCTTCTAGCATCATATCTTCACGCATATGCGGAAGTTCGATAACATCGCCAGTCATCAATTTTCTACCTATCATATTTACCATCTCGTTTAGATGTAAGGTAAATACTTGTTGGTCATTGCCAAGAAACATACCAAATTGAGATAACTCAAAGTCTTGGTCAGATAAAGTGTATACACCTCTTAGGTCGAATACATCTTTTTCGTATTTTCTATCACGATTTTCTAGAAAGAGTAAATCTTGTATAGCCGGGTCGGCAGGGTCATATTCTGGGTCAGTTTCATCTTGTGAACTAATATACTTATGAACCAGAAGCGATGTTCCGCCATGGTCAAAATGTGCTTTGACTGTCTTATCAGTAAATTTGTAATCGTTTCCCTTTTTGGGATTCCACATACTAAGTCTTGGCATTTTAAATGACCTCCGTATTACAGTGTAATTTCTTTCTATTTTGCCAATATGGCATAATATTCTCCGTTCAGTACTTGACTTCTATCAGTATTTATCATATAATATAGTTATATAAATAAATAAACAAATAAACAATAGCAGAAAGTTATATGGCAATGAGCAAAGACATCGGGTATATCACATTAAAAGAAGTAATTCCTCCTGTGGTAATACGGCAGTTTAAATTATGGGCAATGAACCCAGCAAATATACATCGTGGAAACGCGGTAAACGGGACGTACTACGCTAAACACAGAAAAGGTAGAGAATATAACGTTTGTTGGAGTACATCGCCACCTGAAGAGATGTGGCGCCCTGTGATTGATATTTTGAGAACACACATTGATTCAATGTTTCAAGATACAGAGTGGAATATTCATATAGTTGATACTATCACTACAAGACCAGGAAGTTCAAAGATTAGGGCACATATTGATATTCCCTATCGATTCGAAGAATATGCACATGTATCTAACGATGAAACTCTGGGAGTACAAATTATTGTCCCACTAGATACATTCACATTGCAGAATGGAGCAACTGCTTTCTTACCCGGTTCACATGCTAGTCAATTTTATTACAAAGATATTGAAGAAAATCAAGAAGATTATGACACATTATTGACAACAGAGGGCATGCAATTTGTTTCACATCCGGGAGATGTATTGATATATAATTCAAGAACATTACATAGTACTATGCCTAATAAAAGTAATTTCTATCGCAGTGCATTACTAATAAATGCAGTTGCCACATCGGTCATGCCAACAATCAAACGAGTAGATAACAACACAGATCATAAAAAAACTTGACAAATTGATGAATGTATGCTTTAATAGTATTAATAAAGCTATATAATTGGAGAAGTGGACTAAGATGGCAATCAAAATGGCAAAAAGAAAAAAGAATGTAGTACGTAAAGGAAGATTCGCAGATGAAATGTATATCGGACCAGAACCCGAATGGGAAGGCGCTGAGAACTGGAATGGCGAGAAATATTATAGAGAACGAACTAGAGTTATATACTACTATCGTTACTTCTACAGTTCATCAGACTTCAAGTCATGGATTGTCGATTGGATGGAAACAAACGGATATGAAAAGAAAGATATTGACATGATTAATCACGTTCCAGATTATGAGATTGGAGCATCATCGGGTGGATATGCAAAAGCATTACGAAGAGGTATGCCAGAGAATCACACTGGAATATCTGAATATCTAAAACCAATGCAAGGATTGACGTTTGATACTATTCCAGATGCAACTGAAATTGTTAAAACTGATGTTACACGATTGATAGAATTGGGCTCAACACTTGCAGTAGAGAAAGAGGCAGAAACTAAAAAGACTTCAACGAAGTATAGACCTTCTATTCAATATCTTTTACAACAAAAGGCATTAGAAATGTCAGAAGAGATTGAAGACTTCGTAAGTGACTATGATAATTCAAAAGAGATGTTAGTTGATTTTGATCCACAGAGAATATTATTGATTGCTGGTGCAAAGCCAAATCATCTTAATGTAATCTCAAAATTATATGCTCCGATGCTGGCAGACTTAGATGAACTTATCAATCCACCGAATCTAAAAAAGATGGACGAAAGAGAACAAGACATGCATGAGCAACTTAAAGAGTGTTATGCTAACTTGTCTAAAGCCGACATCAAGAATCAACATAAGATGTATCTTACTATAATTACTGCATGTGAGAATATGGTACTAAAAGCCAAGGCTTCAAAGGCTCCACGTAAGAAGAAAGCAATCAGTAAAGAAAAAATGATTAGTAAGTTCAAATATCTAGACCATCATACAGATACAAAGTCAATCAGTGTTCATCCAAGTGAGTTAATAGGTGCCAATGCGGCAATCGTATACAATTCTAAGACGAGAAAAGTAGGAATATACTATGCTAGTAATATTGATCCAACTGGAATGGGTAGAGAAGGCTCTGGATTGAGTGTCAAGGGTACAACTATCATAGGTTTTAATGAAGCAAAGAGTGTTCAAAAAACATTACGGAAACCAATTGAACAGTTGCCAAAGTTTAGAAAAGCAACTAAACGTTCATTGCCAAAAGAGTTCGAGGCCATTAATAGTGTTGAGATTAAAATGAACGGCAGATTCAATGAACATAGTTTGATTATAAAAGTTTTTTGATAAATACTGTTATAAATGAACACACATAGTTCATGTTAACGATATTTTGAGGGTCAAACGATGGCAAAGCAACGCAATAAAATAAAAAACGATACAATTAAGCAAATCAGATTGTTATTAGGTGATGGTATGATTGATATCGAACTAGATCCAGAACATTATGATCTAGCAGTTGATATTGCGTTAGAAAAGATTAGACAACGTTCTGAGAGTTCAGTAGAAGAAGACTTCTATACTATCCAACTTGAAAAAGATGTCGCTGAATACACTCTTCCTGAAGAAATAGTAGAAGTAAAGCAGATTCACCATCGTTCATTTGGACATGGTATCTCTTCTGGTGTTGATATGGACCCATTTGAATTAGCATATGCGAATTCATATTTCTTTATGAATAATCATATTGGAGGTATTTCAACATACGAATTATTCTCTCAGTACCGTGAAACACTAAACAGAATTGCGGCAACTGATATTCAATTTATATGGAATCCAGTGACTCATAAGATTAAACTTCTAAGAAGAATGAGAGCAAGTGAAATTGTTTTACTTCACGTATATTTAGAACGCCCAGACGAACAACTTCTAGTAGACCCATATTTAAAATCATGGCTAAGAGATTACGCATTGGCTATGTGTAAGAAAATGATTGGCGAAGCACGTTCTAAATTTTCTACACTGCCTGGCGCACAAGGTGGAGTTTCGTTAAACGGCGAAACAATGAAAGCAGATGCAAACGCAGACATAGAGAAGTTAGAAATGGAATTAAAACTCTATATTGGTGGTTCTTCACCGCACGGCATCATGATCGGATAACGTGTTCCATCCTAAGAACAGTAAAAGCCCATGTATCAGCGTATGCAAATACAATGAGAACAAGTATTGTATTGGATGTAAACGTCATATGACTGAGATTTTTGACTGGCTCGATTATAATGATGAAATGAAAGACGCCATATTAGAAGATATAAAAGAACGCGATATAAATAAATCATAAACCATTAGACATTCGCACTCTGATGTGTTATAATGTAATCTAGATAAAGGATATTAGATTATGATTATAGGCATTGCAGGTTTAATCGGCTCAGGTAAAGGTACAGTTGCAGACATTCTCGTTGAGCAACACAATTTCACTAAAATTAGTTTCGCAGACAAGTTGAAAGACGGAGTGGCGGCTTCATTTGGATGGAACAGAGAACTACTAGAAGGCGACACAGACGAAAGCCGAGCGTGGCGTGAAACTGTTGACGAATTTTGGACAAACGAAACAGGCAGAGAAATTACTCCTAGATTAGTACTTCAAGAATTCGGCACAGACTGTATGCGTAATGGATTTTATGATGGTATTTGGGTAAGTCTAATCAAGCAAGAGATATTAAATAATCCAGAAACAAACTATGTTGTTCCCGATGTACGATTCAAGAATGAAATTGATGTAATCAATAATTTGGGTGGTAAGATTTGGAATGTCAGACGAGGTGAACTACCTCAGTGGTGGGGATATGCGATACAAGACAATCACCATCCCGCATCATCGCTAAT